CAACAAACTGCGGTACTGTGACTTTTTTCGTATCAATTTCATTCAATTGTTCCAAATCTCTTAAAAAGCATTGACGAGCTATTTCAGCACCATTTGCGTCCCATACACCCTCAAGGCCTTCATATTTTTTAATTAAATCTTCTTTATTCATTATCATTCCTCACTTTTAACCACAGTTAGATTTCCTGTTTTTTTGCCTTGAGCATGCAATTCTGCATAATACTTAAGCATACCTGCATCTTTGCCGATAATACGACTCAATTCTTTAAGCGACCCTCGACAGATGTATCTGCCATCTTTATATAATTTGTAGTCTGCTAACTCTTCTGGATCCCCAACAATGGAACTTTCTGTCACACCAAAATAATCACAAAGGCATTGAACTTGAAACTTTCCTAACTGCACTCTACCATTTAACCATGAAGTAACTGCATCTCTCCCATATCTAAATCAAAGGATAATTGATGCCTAGTCATACCTCGACTTGCTAAGAGTAATTGAACTTGTTGTTTAGCATGTTCAATCTGATTCTTTGTGTACTTGCTCATTCTCCAACTCCTTTACTAAAGAACTGAGGAATGCTAAAGATTCTTTTTTACCTGCGATTTCCTCAAGAACCCATACTAAATTGCGGAAGGCTTTTTTTACATCCTCTATGCCATTCTTCTTTTGAAATCGTAAAAGGTATTTCATTGAATTGCCCCAGGCCCATCCTGCCTTTCCTGCTAAATCACCGATGAAGTTTTCTATCACATCAATTGCCTCCATCCCATTTTTTCCATGATAATGGCTGGGGTTATTGATAGTATCATACTGTTTCACTTTGTTTTCGCCCATCATAAATCCTCCTCTTTCACCCAAACACCGTCAACTAAGCGCCCTGTTCGATCTTTGATCTCCTCGTATGCCAAACCTAAACACTCTGTGAAATCGATATTCAAAAACTTAGATACTCGAATCAATTCAAATGCTACATTTTTTAATTGATAATTTTGGCGACTAAAGTAAGCAGCAACTGATTGATCTAGCAATAAAATAAAATGATCTTCTTCTTTGTTAGAATTCGTAGAAGGAACTGATTCTGTACCTGGAAATACTTCTTTCGTATCAATTCCTAATTGTAGAGTAAGGCCAATTAACACTACAGCAATGTCTCCGATGCTATCTTTTATAACGTCATCTTGTTTTTTTGCTAGCCCACTAGCTAATTCCCCAATTTCCTCAAACAATTTTAAGAATTGTTTATCAGGATTCTGAGTCTGTAAATTACGATCATAAAACCATTTTTGAGTTTTCTTAATTAACTCAATCAATTTTTTATTTTCCATTAATACCTTCTGCTTTCCATCCCATCAGGGAATTTAAAAATATGTTTACTTGCACCCTTAAAAATTCTATCTGCAAGTGCTGAATTATAGATTTTTTTGATTTCGATACTAGATAAGTTAGTATTTATAAAAGTTGTCTGTCGATTGTCTAAGATCTTGAATAGAACCCTTTGCCTCCATTCGTTTGCTTGTTTGAGGGTGTCACTCATGCTGCTCTCTTTTCCTAGATCATCGAGAAAGAGATAGTCTACATTGCTAAGCATTTCTACAGCATAACTTTCTGTAAAATCGCCTTTCCCACCAAAGCTATTTTCTATCTCAGTAAATAACCTAGTTACCGATATGAAAATAATACTTTTAGGACTACCTATGTCCTTGAATTTATTGTTCAGAGAAGATGCTAAAGCAATTGACAGATGACTCTTACCGACTCCAGGAGGTCCAGTGATAATAACGTTTCCAGTTTCTCCCTTAATGTAGTCTCTCAGCATCCTTTTTGAAAAATTTAAACCTTGCTCTGCACTCTGATTATCAGTGCTAAAGTTATCTAGATCTTTCCCAATCAACTCAGCAGGAAATAAGCTGAAGCGATTGAATACTTCAAATGTTTTAGCTAATTTTGAATTAATTGCTGACTCATTATTTAACTTTTTCTCTATTCGTTTAATTTCTTCCTTCTCACACTCTGGACAAACCTGCAAATATTTCAATTTTCCAGCAATAACTACTGGACTCTCCCATAATTGGCAAGAGTGCACTTCACAGATTTTATCTAGTAGCTTTTTTCTTTCAATATCTTTTAGAGCTTCCATTAGAATCCCAGCCTTTCATCAACTGCTGAAGCAAATGAGCGGATATTTTTTGGTATGCTACGATTAAGATAACTATCAAACTTATTCCCAAAAAGCGTTTGAGGTTGTAGATATCGTTCATAATCTGTTCCCATCCATGTAGCTGCCATAACATTAACCACATGTTTAAAGTCTTTTAGTTCATAACCTTCCTTCAAGCGTGCTTTAATGTATTTATGATGGCTAGCTGTATTTTTGTTGAAGTTCTTATTTGTAACCTGATTGAGATAAGTAATAACTTCCTGACAAATCGACTTAATATTGTTATTATCAGTATCGTTAATATCTATCTTGTTTGTCTGTACTTTTTCCAGTTCAAGAACTGTATTTTCTACAGCTCCATCAACTTGACTGATATAAATTCTATTTGGTAGATTATTTCCTTGTCGAACCTCTTCTAGTAAGCCCACCTCTCTTAATTCTTTCTTCACTTTAATGATTGTTTTTTCACTGCTATTTAAATCAATCATTAATTGCTCATTTGTATAATATTGAAAAACATCTCCCTTTCTGTCATGCCAGCCATTTTTTATCGATAGCTCAAGCCTACCAAACAGTAACATATACATTAGTTTTGCATTGTTACTAAGTTTTTTATATTTTTCATCATAAATAAATGGTTTAGGGAATTTAAAGAAAGCTAGAAAGCCTGCTACTTCAGATTTTTTAATCATTTATTGTACCTCCATATTTGTAAATTTTGTAAATTCTTTGTGGAAGAATAATTTGACGGTACCTAATCCCCCATGACGGTTCTTTTCAAAGATCACTTCTGTCACATTATCATCTTCCTCTTGTCCCTCACGACGGTAATAAGAATCTCGGTAAAGAAATGCTACAATATCAGCATCTTGTTCAATTGATCCTGATTCACGAAGATCTGACAGAACTGGCCTTTTGTCATTACGTTGTTCTACTCCACGAGAAAGTTGACTAAGTGCAATTACTGGCACTTTTAATTCCTTGGCTAAAATCTTTAATTGTCTAGAGATCTCAGATACTTCTTGCTGTCTATTTTCTTTTCCTCTGCCAGTAATCAACTGTAAATAATCAATAACAATCAAACCTAACTCTCCTGTTTTTTGAGCTAATTTCTTTGATCGTGCTCGGATGTCAGAAATTCTGATGCCAGCGGTATCATCAATATAGAGTTGAGCCTTTGATAACTGTTCCTGTGCTAAGAGCATCCGTCTCCACTCACTGTCAGATAACTTTCCTGTCCTGATGTGATAGGATGGAATCACTCCTTCAGCGGATAGCATCCGTTCTACCAGGCTCTCTGCCCCCATTTCCAGTGAGAAGATAGCTACTGGTTTACCCGCTCGTATTGCGACATTCTGTGCAATATTTAGAGCAAACGCTGTTTTACCCATAGCAGGTCTGGCTGCCAAAATAATTAAGTTGTCTTCGTGTAGTCCTGTTGTTATTTTGTCAAAATCGGTAAAACCTGTAGCAAGGCCAGTAACATCTCCAACGTGCTTAGATCGTTCATCAATTCGAATATTAGTGGAATCCAATACATCCATGATGTTTCTAAAACCTGAGTATTGATTGGCACTTACCGATGTCAGTGTATTTTCAAGTCTTACTATGACATCATCTAAATCTTGGTGATCTTCATATACTTTTTCAAGTGCTTTACCTAGATCATTGATGACCTCTCTTGCTTTAGCTTTTTCGGCCACAATCTTTGCATAATGTTCAATGTGAGCACTAGTGGGAACTGAATTGATCAAACTAGCAAGAAAAGCCATTCCACCAATACGCTCAAACTCTCCAATAGAGTCAAGTGCTGATTTTACAGATACAGGGTCAATTGGTTCCCCCTTATCTGCCAAATCTTCCATAACATTGAAGATAATACCGTGAGATAACTTATAAAAACTTTCCTGTGTAAGAAATTCTGATGCGATAAAGATTTTTTCTGGGTCAACGAAAATTGATCCAAGTACCGCCTGTTCAGCTAGTATGTCGTGAGGCAGGATATTTGTTTTTTCTGCCATTTTTATTTTTCCTTAATATTGATATAATTAAATTAAAAACAATAGGGGTCTATCTATGAGAAATAAATATTCATTAATTTTTCCTTTGCTTATCACAATACTAATGTCATATTTGTATTTGAAATATTTACCTACTAGCATGGAGTCAACTCTTGAAGTTTTGAAAGGAATACATTTTGAGACTTTATTTACGTTTTTAATTTTAGCTTTTATTATTTCATATTCAGTGTTAGTTACTGTATACAATTTCCTTTTGTTTTATGATCTAGTTGAAAAAAATGATATTCAACTTTCAACATCGATCGCAATGATTTCTTTTATCCTTCTTTTCGGTTGTTACCTTGTTAAGAGCTTGTCTGAGAAAGAGTTCAACCTGATCGCTATTTTTATCAGTTTCCCTTTTCTCTATTTGATCCCTAATACCTTCCAAGGTATTTTCAAGGTTACAAAGAAGTTTAAAAATATAAAAAAGGGTAAAGGAAATAATGAAACCGAAAGAGATGAATACTAATGTCTCGTTTCCCATACAATCCTCTCCTTATCTACGACGTCCAAAGCGCATAGCTTGCCGAGCTTCTTCGATTTTTTGTTTTTCCTTGATCAACTTTTTTAATTCCCGTTTCGACTCTTTGCATCGTTGGCTAATTGCACTTACCATGATCGCCTCAAATAACACCACGATTACCAATACACCAATAATAATTTCATTTA